CAGAGTTTCGAGAAGTAGTTAAATGGGTCAGTAGAAGAGACTTCAAGTTCGACATGCACATCAATCGCACACGCTTTTGGATACCACACGATGCTCACGTAGAGTTTGTACTACGCTGGGGTGCAGTGTGCAAGAATGTGGACGGTGAAACGGATTATGCTCTCGGTCGCTAACGCTACCGCTTGTCGCTTCGCTCTAGTAAATCTACCGCAAACGCTTCGCTTGCAAAAAATTGGCCGCGGCTTCGCCGTTGGGTAAATGCAAATCTCACAACCCTGCACTGCTAAATACACATACGTTCATACTAGTTATAGTACGGAAGTAGCACAATGCGAAGGAACGCACCTAACTTTAATAGAGGAGGGTGGAAACATGCAAAGACACTCATTCATGCTCAAGCAGTATGCACAAGAGCAGATGCGTAAACGCAAGGAAGGTGTTATGTTAAAGGCTAGACGTGAAGTTGGCATTAACGATAATGGCACCAGCGGTTATGTTGTTAAACATGGTCCTAATACGGGTCGTGTACTAGCACATAACAGCACTAAGTCTACTAACAACTGGTAAGGTAAATACGTGTGTGTAGCAAACAGTTTTTTGTTGCACACACAACAAGGAGCAAAACATGGCACAATCAAAATCAGTGGACGACAAGGGCAAAATTAAACCTGGAGAATTTGCAGGTCAAAAGGTTCGTGTTGACTCTGCAGAACTAAACATTGCTAGAGCGAGAACCAACAACAAAGGCAAGAAGCAGGTCACAATCCAACTCAAGAAAGCAAGATAACACCCTTGCTCCTGGCTAACTATTACATATAAAGCACAGGAGTAAACATGTTTCAATCACAGGATCTTTTTGGTGTACCCATATATCTAGCACACGTGGATCTACAGTCACAGTTGCTTGAAGACCTTAAAAGTGAAGAATGGCACAGATTTCCAGCGAGCAATGGTTGGGGAACCACAGACAAGCATCTACTGGACAATCCCAAACACAAGGATCTACGCAACATAGTGGATGAGCATGCCAGCAACTATGTGTACAGAACACTGCAAGTCAATCACGCCGTGCATCAATTGGATATGCTGAACACTTGGGGTGTAAAACACAACACGGGTGATTGGGCTCAAAAACACGATCACGTAAACAGCATGATCAGTGGCATCATATATCTAAGCAGTGAACACGACAGTGGTAAACTTATTCTACACAAACAGTTGCAGTGGAACAACATTTTTCCAAGAACAACCTTTATTGAGTTTACAGGATTCTCAGCAAGCACCGCTGAAGAATGGAACTATCAACCACGCACCGGTGATATTGTTATTTTCCCAAGCCATGTTGAACACAGTGTCACAAAAAATCTAAATGCCAACGACAGATACTGTGTAGCATTCAACTATTTTCTGCGTGGAACCAGCACGGTAGGCGACCACAGCACACTAACACTGTAAAATAAATACATTATACAAACGGAGTGTAATGCGAAACGTGGAACTACAATCTAGCCTTCAAGGACAGTTGCTGATTGCACAGCCAACAGCCAACAGTTCGTTCTTTGCACAGAGCGTGGTAATGCTGTGCGAGCATCATGCAAACGGAGCATGGGGACTTGTGCTTAACAAACCCAGCAGAGATATTACAGTTGGAAGAATAGCAAACACACTGGGGATAGACTATCAAGGTACAGAGCCTGTGTACATAGGTGGACCCGTTGAAGCGGATGGTCTACATTTTATTCACACACCAGACTGCCTAGCATCAAATACATGGTGGGTAACCAATACCGTGTGTGTTACCAGCAGTGAATACATACTGCGAGAACTAGCAGAAGGTAGAGGTCCTAAACGTTGGAGATTGGCCATAGGTGTAAGTTCTTGGAAGGGCGGACAACTAGAAGGTGAACAAAGCGGTGAAGCACCGTGGACGCCTCAGCATCGTTGGCTTACACAGCCTTGTCCAAATAATATATTAGAATTACCAGTAGAACATTTGTGGAAAGGTCAAACCCACAATGCTATCGAAAGTTCAGTAAGCAAACTGTTTTAGAAATAGGGATATCCGTGCTGATGTTTTGCCAGTTCAGGATTCTGCTTACACACTTCATTATATTCAGTTTCCATTATGCGAAAACTTTTTAATAGCATTTTAAAAAACTTTATCATACTATTAGTTATATGTTTTTGCCTGGTTGCTGTAATACTTTTTTAAGTTTATCTTCACGCACACAGTACACAGTGTCAATAGGTTTGCCTTGATATTCTATCATCATGTGTCTTTTAATTGCAGGTGCTTGTTGATAAACGTATTCTTGGCATTGTTCCACAGTATCAAACTCTGGTTCAAAATAAAGGAATGTATCCTTGCTTCCATCGCTGAAGGTGCCCATCATGAGCACCAATATAAACCACTTCATATCTTACCCTTGTTACTATAGTATTTAGTGTACGGGTTATTCTATTTCAAAGTTAAAATTAATGGCTATACGCTGTTTGGTATCTGTTTGTGAAACTGAACTGTGATAGGTTGTGCCGTCAAACACTAGCATTTTGTTTTCTTCCGCAGGTACACGCCTTGCTTCTGTAAGTGTACTAGGTTGTGTATCTTCTTGCCATTTTTCGTTGTAGAAAATTGTAGGACCATTGCAGGTTGTAAGGTAATATAGTGCTGTCATGTGCGGTTGTTTGAAGTCTACATGCCCGCCGTGTTCGATGGGTTCAGGTGTTTTTGTAATCAATCCAAAGCGTATTCTTAGTATGTACTTTAATCTCAAATCTAATCTTTCACAAGTTCTTTTAAGAATTTCTTCGCACTTAACTCCTAAGAAACTTGTGGGTTCACCAAATTCATATGCTGTATGTGCAAAACTGTGATCCCAATGCGAGTCATCATCAAAATCTCTTTTTACATCACTAGTACCACGTACCCAAAACCAAGGTATGCTAGGGTCATGCCTTACTTGTCCGACACCACTGTCAAACTCCTGTTGCGGTAATAAATTCGGTATAACTTTAAACATCTAGTCCTCCGTGTTTAAACTTTTTAGCATGTCACGTAGTTTAGTGCTTTGTGCTTTGCCTGTTACTTTGCCTATTGTTTCACCGTCGCCTGGCTCACGTAGTGCAGTTTCCTCTCCACTGTCATGATGCGATTCTGTTACTGTGCTAGTCTTTTTAAGATTGCTTACAATGGTGCTTGACTGGGTTTGATATGACTGTTGTTCATCTTCTGCAAGATCTCTAATACGCAAACTATCCACATCAAATTCAAGATCTACTTTTTGTCCTACACCACTGCTTGAACGTGTTTTCATAAACTGTATTTGATAACGTCCACGTTCTTTCATTGCTCGGCTTGTAAAGATACCAATAACATTATCCGCTGTTTGAATCTTACTCAAACCACCTGAAATATGTGAATGATCAAACTCAATTTCTTCAACAGCCGCCCTGTTCAACTGCGATGCTGTTACAAATACACAACCCAATTCCATTGCTAGGTTACGCAATTCTTCCGATACATATTTGTCCTTAACAAACAGATCACTTGGCGATACCTTAACACTTAATGGCATCATCAAATCCAAATAGTCAATTAGTAGCACGTCTGGCTTACACTTGTTTTTGATTGACCATTCCTTAACGTAACTGCGTAAATCGTTTGCGTTCTTACCACTTGGCATATATTTGATCTGTATCTTGCCTGACTTCTTGCCCATCATCTTGACTTTCATTTCTACGTCATCAAGATTCTTAAACACATCACGTGTTGCAATACCTGTAAGCATACTGTCAATACGCATTGCTGTTAGTGCTTCTGAAAGTTCTAAACTAATGTACAACACGTTCATGCCTTCCGTTGCAAAATTTACAGCCATGTTCTGCAAGAATAAAGATTTACCTGCACCCGAGCCACCTGCCCAAATATTAAGTTCACCTCTGTTAAAACCACCAAACAGTTTCTTGTCAATGCTTGGCCAACCTGTGCTTACTTGTCCGTTGTTGTCTTTGAGTCCTTCTAGTCTGCCTTTAGGATCTGCAAAGTAATCAGTACCCATATCTTTTGCAAGACCAATTTGAATTGCTTCTTTAACTAGTCCTTCAACTGGACCATACTCACCTTTTTCAATTAGATCTGCACTCTTAAGAATTGCTCTTTCAAGTGCTTTGTGTCTGCTAAACTGTTCAAATGTATCCAACAACCAGTCTGTGTGTTCTTGTCCTACACTGCTTGCGTCTTTTAAATTTGTACCACACGCACTGTTGACAATATCAAGTTCAGGCATGACCTTGTATTCATCAACATACTTTTTGATAAACTCAGCACCTTCTTTTAGTTTTTGATCAAAGTTTTCACTTTCAAAGATGCCTTGACATCTTACAAATGCTTCTGCGTCTGCTAGAAACATTTCTAAAAATAGTTTTTGTATGTCTTGATTAAAGTCTTGCATAGTTTATATTATACTGCCTTTTTGTTTATTCTGCAAAGTAAGTTTTCGCCAATAGTTGTGTTTTAAGTCCTGTTACTTTAGACTGCACAATTTTTTGTAGTGTGTATATTTTTCCGTATCGTTTTACAGCATCTGCGACATCTTTAATGTCTGCATCTGGCCATTCTGGAAAACTAACACTCCATCCATATTTAACAGCATCGGTTACCAATTGTTCTCCACTTTGATCTCTGTCTGGAACAACCACAACTTCACGCTGTAAACTGTTAATAAGCATTGCTTGTTGATCGTTTACTTCATTACGCAACACTGCTACACCGCCTACACTAATAGCGTCAAACGGTCCTTCTACTACAACTACAAACTGTCTATCCCAACCTTGACTGTCTAAGTTAAAAACATAGCCTGGTTGACTGTCTGTAATATATTTAGGTGAGCCGTCGCCGAGTTTACGAGCAGTGTATCCGACTATGTCCCCTTGATAATAAAAAGGAACTATCAGCCTTGTTTTATATGATCCTTCTGGAGTCCACATAAAGTCATAGTCCTCTAAGTCAAGGCCACGATCATAAACTACATATTCGACGGCTCTAATGAATTCCGGATCCAATCCACTTGGTTCAAGTGCTTTCCAGTCATGCAACTCCTGAAAGGATCGTGCGCCGACTGGCAGTTCTCTAGTTTCAAAAACAGGCAACTGTATATGAGATTCGTTTCCATCTATGACGGACTCTTCCTTAATTCGCAGTGCCTCCAAAGCAACTTTGGTTATTTCTGAATTGGGCATTCCAAACCATCCAAGCAGTTTACGCATCTTGTAGGACAAGTTCCTGCCTGGAATAAATGATGCCGTATAGCCACAGTTGAAACAGTGATAACTCACAGTACCGTCGCCATTAAACATCATTCCACCACGCTTACGCTTGTCTGCTCCTTCGCCATTATGAACACAGCAGGGAGCATCAAAAGAAATCCACCCACTAGGAGTTTGCTTTCTTTTTGAAGGCAAGGCAGTCGTAATGCTAGATTGTATCGAATTCATAATACTAGTTTAACTTCTAACTAGTACTTTGTCAAGTGTTCCTGTGTTCGAATTGTCAGGTAAATGCTTCAATCTAAAGTAATTGAACACTCCAGTTTCGTTATGATATCCTATTGTATCACTGCTAGTAATACTGATGGTTTGTAAATCAACCCAACTTGTATCTGCTGTAACTTGGCTATCTAGTGTTCCTTGAATAGTTAAATCGCCTGTATAGGTATTTGGATAATATGTAAAAGTATGTAAAGCACCGTTGCGTTTGTATTCAGCCTGTGCATCTACTAGACTGCTAAAGTATTCTGTAATCTGTCCACCAGGTCTATAAAAGTTAGTAGTTGTTGGTCTTACAAAATCACTGTTTGGTAGTTCAACTGAATCTGTAAATGCAGGATAAACATGATCAACTAATTCTAATGTACCAGCAACTTCGTAGTATGTGTTAGCATAAGTTACGTGATTACCAGAACCGCCAATTGTTCTTGTAACTGAAAACTTGTAAAATTTGCTTACTAGACTTGCTGTATCGCTTTCGCTTAGTGTAAGTGTAGCAACACCCTTTGTAGCAACTGTGCTACCATCATCTAGTGTTGTACACGATTTTTGTAGGTGTACAGCACCTGTTTCTTTGTTCACTAAGTTAAAGGTTAGTGTTTCGCCGTTTATATCTAACGGCTTCTGATCTTGGTTTTTAACGGTGAATTTAATGGTGTTAGTGACACCTTTAACCACCTGAATATCTTTCTGGTACATTGGCGTATATCCTTGTTTTACGGCCCCGTCCAAATCACTGAACAAGGTATAACCGGTTTCATAAATATATATGGGTAACTTATGCATATTGAGTTCATCCTATACAAGTATTTATTGGAAAACTATGACAACATTACAAGAAGATTTACAAGAGAAATTTCCGTTCTTAAGTTGTATTAAGCACGGTGAAATCGAATATGTAGGAATCATTATTAACCAAGATTCTGCTGTTACAAGCATCTACGATTATAGCAGTTGTATTGATGATGCACAAAAAATGCGCCTACTAGAATGCGGCGATAGTTGGTGGTGGGAATCGAATAGAAAAATACCAATCAACATCTTTATGAAATCAGATATGATCCCGTTCAGAAATCTTATTAAGACTTTTGCGACAAAAGATGTTGAATTAGTATTTGGTCCTATGGTCCGTTTAAATGATATTACTGAAAAACGCATCAAACGTAAAAGTATTCAACTTGTAAGAAAAATTAAATAGTTACCAAGGTTTCTCGTTAAGTGTAGCACATTCTAAACACAGCCTTACACCTGGTACTGCTTTTTGTCGTGCTACAGGAATATCTTCTCCACATGCTTCACACTCACTAAGACTAGGTTGCGATTGCTTTTTAGCAAATTCTTCTCTTGCCTTGCGTAGAGCCGCTTCGTTCTCCATCAAAGAACTAATCTGTGCTAGTTCTTGTTCTTCAAATGTGTCGTTGTTAAAAACAAATTGTTCGTCATTTGTGTTCATATAATCCTTCGCAAATTAAATTCATATGTACCACAATCGCATGAGCATATGCTACTGCGTGTGCCTTTTTAAAATAGTAACTCCCGTCAGTCGGTTTCGACCACACTTCCTTCATCACCATATCCCACGGTTGTCCAAGTAGATGTCTCTTCGCTGGACGAATAATCGCTAGTACTGCCGCCAGTTGTTCTATACTCTGCGGTTTCATTTCTTTTAGTATAGTGCTGTGTTCTGCGACGTGAAATAAGTTGTTGCTGAATTCTTCGTGAGTGAGCAGTTCCCATAATGGTTCCTTCTGTAAAAGTGTATTTAAGTGTTCTTCGCTTTTCACATGTTCATATATGTGAACATTTAACATATCGATCTTAAAGTATCCACGGTCGTCTGCTAGTTTATGATCCAGTGTGCAACGTTCTGTAAATGGATCAATTGGAGCATCGTGAAAGTAAACACCTGTGTTGTGTTTTTTCAATTCATCTTTTTCTTCACGTGAGGCTTTAATGTGTTTGAATTTTTCTAACACACTATCACGATCAAAAAAGTCTAAATCAATATCAGGCATTTGCTTGTTTAAATTTTTCGTATTCTTCTTTTAGATGT